GGTTGCCCTATACCGTTTGTTGACGCAGTATGCTCTGCGACCGAATCTTCAACGGCGTTTTGATACAATCAGTCCCCTACGGGCGGCACTGGCTCACCGGGATGGTGAGTGACCTACGGGTAGAGGATCAGAAGGCTTGCGAGGATGAGGTTGTAACATAATTGCTGAAAACGGTTGAAATACCTGGTGTGCTGACCTGCAGCCTTGTATCAGGTGAAAGAGACAGACTTCCCGTCTGCAGAAAATAAAGGGAACGGATGGACACCATTTGTCAAACCAGTCGATAGGGGGACTATAACCCTGAACTCAACCAATTATCATAGCATGGTGACAATTAAGAGTATAAAAGAAGAACAACATGCTGTCCTTTCAGATGTTTTGCTATACGACTCTGTCCTCGGGGCCTACGCTCCGCAAGTGGAGAGTTGGCGTAATGTAGCTGCGTTAGCGGCTAGACCATGCCCGCCACCGAGAGTGGCTGGGGCGACCCCCTTGGAAAGCAGAGGTACATCTGATTGGTTAACGTCTCACGTCGAGGACGTAACCTATGTCGACATGCAGTATTCAGCTGCCATAAAGAACAAATTAAATGAAAGCCACGTTTTGGAAGGTATCGTAGAACCTGACGCCGTTTCTAACGACAGTGCCAAGGCCCTCAAAGCTAACCCGTATGCGGTGCTTCACGACGAGGGTGATGGAGAGTGTTCTCTCAGCGGGCGGCTACGCGCCCGTGCGGAAAGGTTGGTAAAATTTTACGAGGAGTTGGGAATGACTCGTTCAGCTAAAGAAATTCCCCAGCATATAATATGCGGAGGGCTACGGCCAGCCGTAAGACAATGCTTCGTCGACCAGATTAGCCCTGTCGACGAACTGAGCTTTAAAACAATTCAGAAACTTGAGAAATCTTGTTGCAAAGAATGTGAACCCCGCTTCTTGGAGAAGCTCAGTCAATGGAAAGAAGCACGATTCCGACCAGTTGCTGTCGATGTTGAGCATTTGAGCCGCTTTAAGAGGGCTCTTAGGCAGAACATTGAGAAGGGATGGGATCGACAACGTGCTCCTTTTATTCCAAACGGAAACGCTACCCGGCGATACCGCAGGAAGGAAGGAGGTAATTGGAATGTGGAAGAATTTAGCGGTGAATGCCGTTACGAGCTGGTGTTTTCCTCGGGTAAACCAAGAGTGGTTACTCTATACTCTTCCGAGAATACACGCCGACTCGCTCCATTGCATTATTCTTTATACGACATGTTGAAAAGGCGAGGGTGGCTGTTGGTAGGTGAACCGACCGACCAGCACGTTTCACGCCTCACAGGCGCCGCGTTTTTGAGTTTTGACTATACTTCCGCTACGGATAACATTAAGCGGGAGTACGTGAACGCGGCAGTTGAGGTATTGGAAGAACAAGCGGACCATCTGGAGGATGACGAGATCGAAGCACTTCGTGTGCTCTCCAATCTTAGGATAGATGGTATGGAGACGTTTTCAGGGCAGCCCATGGGCTCTGTGATGTCTTTTCCCTTACTTTGCGTAATCAACAAGACCGTAGTTGATATGGCATTGTCCGCTTTGTTAGACAGGAAGGAGATTAGTTTTAAAGAATGGAGTAGCCATCCCCTTTTGGTTAATGGGGATGACCTGCTTACCCGCGAAGTTCGGGCTACCACTGATCTCCGAGGTGAAGTGATCAAACAGGGAAGTCAAGTTGGACTCGTCGTTAACGAAGAGAAGACCATGGTCTCTGAACGCGACGGAGAGATTAACTCTACTTACTTCCAGGATGGTCACAAGCTACGGAAGTTTAATGCATCGTCACTGTGGATGGATGCTGGTGTTGAGGA